CATCTGTGCGCACTCAAATCCGGAATGACGGACGGTGCGGCGCGTAGGTACGTCGAGCGACTGCGGCTCGACGACGTGTGGAAAGCGGTCCTCGCCGAAGTGGCGGCGTGTGAGAAGTCTCCGGCTCTGCTGGATGACACTCGGCTTCGGCTGACCGAAGATGAGATCGTGCGAAAGCTGGCAGCCACCGCCGTTATCGAACTGCTGCGCCGCAGCAAGGAGGGCGCGTGAGCAACGACGTCGCGCGCACCGGTCGCGTCGGGCTGATCGCAATCGCGCTCCGCATGCTCGAGCTCGCGAAGCAGCCGCCTCGCGAGTACTCGCCGCACGAGAAAGCAGAATCGCTCAGCGATCACATGAACGCGCTGATCCGCTACGCGCGCGGGTACGAGCAGCTCCCCGAGCCGTCGCGCGCCGGCGCTCAGGCGATCTCCGATTCGTATTACCTCCTCCTGGACGAGAACCGCCGACTTCGCGCGGAGGTTGGCGCGCAGCGCGGGTACGCGCGCATGATGCGCTTCGTCGACGAGTGCCCCGCGCTGGAGCAGTGGCGAAAACAGATCCTCGACGCACCACGCCGATCGGCGCTAGAGCGCGCGGCCGCGTACGAGCTCACCTCGATCCTCGAGGATCTCCGGGGCAATGGGCTCGACGCGGAGTTCGCACGCATGTATGCAGCTGAAGCAATCGAATCCGCTACATCAAAACAGAAACGGAGTGAGGTCGCTGCGTGACAGTGAACGGAGACGTGTCGACGCCGGCGTATGCCGATCGCGTTGGCGAGATGGAGCTCGGGCGGAAGAAGCGGGCAGCATCGAACGGTACATCGAATGGCGATGACGATACCCTGTACGTCGATCGACGAAAGGTTGAGGTCGATGCGCTGAACAGCGAGTACGCGATGATCCTGATCGGCGGGAGTGCCGCGATCCTGCGCGAAGGCCACGACGCGTTCGGCGTGAGCGAGTACAAGTTCATGTCGATCGACGCGTTCAAGGAGTGGCTGCGGCCGCGGAAATTCTACACTGGCGAGGAATCGATCGGGCTCTCCGCGCTCTGGCTCAACGACAAGCGCCGGCGACAGTACGAGGGGCTCGTCTTCGCTCCCCTGCAGGAGGTGAGCGCCACGTACTACAACCTCTGGCGCGGCTTCGCAGTCGAACGAGATGCACGCGGCGCGAACGGCTGCCAGAAGTTCCTCTCGCACATGGCGGACAATGTGTGCAACGGCGATCCCGAGGATTTCGCCTGGGTGATGGGCTGGTTCGCTTCGATCTTCCAGCGGCCCACGGAGAAAACCGGGAACGCGATCGTGCTCAAGGGTGCGCAGGGCGCCGGCAAGACGATCGTCGGAAAGGTCATGGGCCAGCTGCTGGGCGAGCACTACACGCTTGTGAGCGATCCGCGCTACGTGACGGGGCGCTTCAACTCGCATCTGATCAAGAGCCTCCTGCTGCAGCTCGACGAGGCGACGTGGGGCGGCGACCACGTGGCCACGGGGAAGCTCAAGGATCTGATCACTGGCGAGTGGCAGCTGATTGAGTTCAAGGGGAAGGAACCCGTGAGCGTGCGGAACTACCTCCGCCTGTTGATCACCTCGAACAACGACTGGGTGGTACCGGCCGGGCTCGACGAGCGCCGCTTCGCGGTGTTCGACGTCGGCGAAGCGCAGATGCAGAATCACGCGTACTTCCAGGCGATCGAAGACGAGATGGAGAATGGCGGCTACGGTGCGCTGCTCGAGTATCTCCTCACGTACGACCTCGAGGAGACCGACCTCCACCCGATCCCGCGCACGCAGGCGCTCTTCGATCAGAAGCTGGCGAGCATGACACCGGAGATGTCGTGGTGGATCGACGTGCTCAACGAAGGATCACTCCCGGGCGACAAGCCAGGCGAGGGTCGCGCGCCGGCGAGGCGCCTGCAGGATGCCTATATCGAACACGCGAAGATGCGTGGCGTGAACCGACGCAACAGTGAGATCCAGCTCGGGGTTTTCTTCGCACAGTACGTCCCCGGAACCAGGCGGAAGAAGAAGCAACTCTCTGTCGGCGGACCGCGCGTGTACGTGTACGACTTCTTGTCCCTCGCGAAGTGCCGTGTCGAGTTCTGCCGTATCGCGCGCTACCAGAAGGAGTGGGATGACGAAGGGATCGAATGGAGTCCCGATACAGGGCCGGCGCCGCCCTGAAACGCCGCCGTCACCCTTCTCTACCCCGGACACTTAGGACAACATGGGGCGGAGCGTACCCCGTGCGATGGGGATATTTGTCCTATGTGTCCCATGTGTCCTATGCATTTTCGCAATTCGCTACCAATCTCTATTTCCTATACCCCATTTATAAATAGGGATGATAGGACAGTTGGGAACGATTCGATGCCGCAACGACTTACGCGCACCACCTGCGCCCCAGCTGCCCTGGCGTTTCACACGGAACGTCGATGCGACCCGCGTACGCCTGATGGAACCTCACTTCTGCAGGAACTCCACGTGAACCTGACTCTCGCTGAACGCTTCTGGCCTCATGTGCAGCGCGGAGCACCAACCGAGTGCTGGCCGTGGCTTCGCTATCGCGGCCGCAAGGGCTACGGCGTGCTGCACGTCGACCGTAAGAAGCGGCGCGCGCATCGGGTCGCCTACTTCCTCACGCATGGCGCGTGGCCGCTCGTGGCGCGCCACACGTGCGATAATCCGCCGTGCTGCAATCCTGCGCACCTACTCGACGGCACGATCGCCGACAACCAGCGTGATATGGCCGCGCGCGGGAGAACCGCGGATCGTCGCGGTGAGCGACACCCGCGAGCGAGACTCTCCGTCGCTGACGTCGTTCAGATCAGAAGCGCGAACGCAAGCGCGAGGGACCTGGCAACACAGTTCGGCGTGAGTACGAACCACATTTGGAGGATCAGGAGCGGCGCCGCATGGAAGCGCGCCCAGTGAAGGTCATCAGACGATCGGCGCACGACTACGCCGAGCTTCCGGAGCGCGAGCATGCCTGACGACATCTTCGAGCGCGTGAACCGTGACCAGGTGGCGCGCGATGAAGCGAAGACGCCGCAGACCGCCGGCGAGCGCATCGCGTGTGTGCAGGAGGAGATCGAGAAGGAGCGCCGCATGAGTGAGCCGTTCACGCGCGGCGACGCCCTGTTCGTGCTCGACCTGGTGCACGACTACGCGGGCGGCGAGAAGCGCTATCTGCTGGCGAACGTCGCGAACGTCGTGCGCATGGAGCTCCGCGATCTCTGGGGAATCCATGGCTGAGGCGCCGAGTCGTCGCGCGTCCGACCTCGAGCAGCTCCCGGCGCACACGATCCGCCAGCTCACGATGACCGAGGAGGAGCGGATTGCGCTCCGCGACGCGCTGCACGTGGCGCTCGAGGGCTGGAAACGGCGCGCCGGCGACGAGAAGCGGTGGCGCGGGATACTCGAGAAGATAGGAGAGCGGCCGAAGACGATCAGCGGGGAACGATGACGTTGCGTAATTATCGGAGCGAAGCGGCACACCGCCATGCGGTCGATCGATGACGGTGCGCCCGTGACGCTACCGATCCTTGTCCTTCACCGACGATTCGTTGCCATAGCTGTTCTTGCGAATGATCTGCCCATTCGCGTTCTGAATGTTGTGCTCAGCGCCATCCTTGATCGCTTCCTGCCGCCCGGCCGCGACAGCTCGCTCCTTGAGGCGGTGGTTCGAGATGACCTGGCCGCCCTGCTGCACGACCCATCCGTTCCCGCCCTTCTTCGGAGACGTAAAGACTGGTTTCGCCATGTGTGCTTCTCCCGTACTGCGGTTGACATCGGTGAAACGCCCGCCCGTTTCACACGTCGCGACATTCGTTGCACCGCCGAGACGCAAGGAGTAGTTTCGGGAACAATCCCTATTGTGTCAACCGTGCAACAATGGCATCGTTTGTGAAACACTTCACAAGGGAGAGTATCGCGTGGCAGTGACCGTGAACGTCGAGCAGTTGGGAGCAGAGTTAAAGCGCCGGCGCGACGAGTTAGGCATCTCGCTTCGAGCCGTCGAGCAGCATGCGCAGATCAGCGCGGCGACCCTTTCCCGCATTGAGCGAGGCGCGACACCGGAGTTCGCGGTGATCGAGCGGCTCGCCACCTGGCTCGGAGTCAACATCTGTGCTGCCGGAGAGCAAGAGACGGAGATTGACACCGATGAGGACTTGCTGCGCATGATCGTACTCCACGTTCGCAAGAAGAAGAACGTCTCTCCGCAGGTAGCCCAGTCGATCGCTCGCGACTTCGAGATAGTGATGCGCTTGCAGCTCGAGCGTGCGGCGAGTCAAGGCAGATCCAGGACACGAAACAAGAGTTTGACTGCTTAACAGAACCTCCATCCCAGAACACGAGGTGAACCGTGGTTGCAAAACTCTCAGGCGAAGAACTCGCGCGCCTAGCCGCTCCGATCGTTGCAACGATGTGGGCGAACGCCGCGCACACCGCTGTCGACAAAGGCGATGCCGCCGACAATTCAATGATCGAACGTGCAATAGTGCTCGCGAAGAAGCTGCACATCGCGGCACATCAGCAAATTGAGATCAGGTAGTTCGAGCAGGTACCCGAACCTTCTCAGTGAGGCAGCACCGTGAAATACGTACTTGGACCATTCGAACTTGCGCAGCTGGCCGCACCCATCATCGTGGGCCTGATCGCGCAAAATGTTGGGAAGACAGGACCGAACCTCCGCAACACCACACAGCTCGCCGGCGAGGCGATTACGATTGCAGTGGAACTCCATGCCGCAGCAGTCGCCGAAGTCGAGAGCAAACGTGAAGCGCCGCCGAAAGCGAGCGACTTCACGTCTTCCCGCGTCGAATAGTGGGCCACAACGATCACCTCGACGATTTCGATGAGGATGATATTGACGTTGGCGATCCACCGGATTGGAAACTCGCGGATCTCGGTGAGTGGACGACGGTGCTTTCGCATCAAAGCGAATTCGGATCACTCATCAAAGGGGAGACACCTCGGGGTGCGGCCGTACTAGCTCGCGCGTACCTGGAGGATGTTCTTGATACGGCATTACTGACGGCAGCGATCAATAGCCCGAATGAGCGCAATGAACTTATCGAGACGGCAAGGAAGAGTTTCCCGCAGAAGATCGATGCCTGGACCAAGCTTGCGAAGCTCGATAAGCGTCAGTGTGTGCTGATGCACCGACTGAAGCGGGTGGGTGACGCGTTTGCGCATCGCCCACGCGCGAAGTCTTTTGAGGAACCTGACATTAAGGTGTTGATGGACGAACTGGCACTCGCGACAGTCGATCGCAGCTCCGAGGGATATCCCCCGTCAACGCTGGGCGTGCTCACGATTCAGCTTGCGTTCGATCAGTGCATGGCGAACATCGTAAGTCCCGCGAAGAAGAAGCCGGAGGACGACGAGGACGCATGATCGACTTCGAGCACGGCGCGCTGCGCAGGAAGGGAGAGCCCGAGCTCGCGGGGATGCTCGCGCATGGCGTCATGGATCACAGCCAGGCGCGCGCGTTCTCGTTCCTCAACGGCACAGCCCTGCTCGACTTCCACCAATGGACCGCGGTGCTCGAAGCAGAGCTCGAGCGGCGACGGAAACGCCAGAACCGTCTCGATCGCGCCGTCCGTCGCCTGCAGCACCTGCTGGTCGAGCATGACAAGAACTCGTCCGTCCATCAGTGGCTGGTCAGCTACGTCGAGGAAATCACGTACGGTGTGAAGCGTGATTTCCCGGATGGATGCGAACACACGTACGAGACGATCACGAGAATCCTGACCGCTGCGATGTTTGCAGTGCTCTTCTGTGAGGAGATCGGCGACGCGCACGTCGCGCTCCTCTACGCGCCGTTCGAGCCGTTCATCCCTCTGGCGTCGCTCGGCTGATGTCCAAGTTAAATCTTCCACTTTTCCCGCACAATTTCCCTAAAACAAAACCGTGGCTCCAATGAGCAATCCCATCGCCAACGAATTGAATCTCAGCGGGACATGTCCCAACGGCGACCCTCACACTTGGGTCTACAGTCGTGGCACCCCGATGCCCGTGCAGGGGCATCGGATTCATAGGGTCGACAACTACGTCTGCTCAGAGTGCGGCGAGATTCGCAAGCACATTTTCACCACAGACGAGACCTAGTTAGCGTGAATCACACCCGCCCAGTGAACGTGCTCGTCGCGAACGAGCCGCTGATCTGTCGCGGCGGGCATCCGATCCCCACTGACCAGTGGGCGTGGCCGCACGGCGGCGTTCGATGCCGATTCAAGATCCCGCCTGGCAACGTCGGGATCTGCGGCATCGTCTACTACCTGCTCACCTTCCCCGGCGGCGTACGCGTGGTCGTGGAGGTCTCGAGCGCGGAGTTGCACACGATGGAGAAAGCGCACATGAACGTCGACGAGGCGCGCATCTTCCTCGGGTTGAGGTGGACACGAGCGGCCTAACTGCCGAACTTAGATTGCGTTACGCAGCCTGAACCCCTAACGTCCTTGTATACGGCGCCGAACATCGCGCCGCGCTGAAAAACTCAACTCCGCTGCGCCTTACCAACGCGGCCCATAGCCCCTCGATCGAGAGCGGGGCTTGGGCCGCGTTTTTCGTTTCCGCCAGAGGGCGATGTCTTCTCCGGTCGTGCCGCAGGATCCCGATGCCTCGCCCGAGCGCCCCGATGCGCTGCCAGCGCGTCCCCTGACCCCCAAGCAACATCGCTTCGCCGAGGAGTATCTCGTCGATCTGAACGCTACCGCGGCCGCACGGCGCGCGGGTTATTCCGTGCGCGCGGCGTCTGTGATCGGCTATGAGCTCATGCAGAAGGTGCACGTCGTCGAGCTGATCACGCAGCTGCAGAAGGAGCGCTCGGCGCGTCTCGGCTGCACGGTCGATCGCGTGCTGCAGGAGCTCGCGACGCTCGCGTTCTCAGACATCCGCCACTACGGCGTCAACCGGAACGGTCAGCTCCGCCGCACGCCGGGCGCTCCCCACGAAGCGTCGCGCGCCGTCCAGCAGATGAAGCAGAAGTACGAGGTGATCGACGTCACCACCGACACTGCAGACGACGGCACCGAGACGATCGAGACGATCCGCGAGGCGACGGTCGAGTTCAGGCTCTTCGACAAAGTGCGCACGCTCGAGCTCATCGGGAAACACCTCGGCATGTTCGTCGAGCACGTCGACCACACCTCAGGCGGCCTGCCCGTCGCATTCACACTCGCGATGGGAGACAAGGGTGCTCGTGTCATCGGTTGACCACCGCCCTCCCCCGGCGGCGGTCGCTCCGGCGATCGAGTACCACAGGCCCGCACTTTACCCAAAGCAGACCGCGTTCCTCTTCGCGCCCAAGCGCTATAGCATCGTCGAAGCGTCGACGAAGACGGGGAAGACGGTCGGTTGCCTCGTCTGGATCTTCGAGCAGGCTGCGCTCGGCAAAGGCGATGGTCGGAACTACTGGTGGGTCGCGCCGACGGGCGGCGTGTCGAAGATCGCCTTCCGGCGACTCAAGCGCATGATCCCGCGCGCGCTCTACGACACGAACGAGACCGAGCTCACGATCACGCTCAAGAACGGAGCGGTGATCTGGTTCAAGGGCTCCGATCGCCCCGATGGTCTCTACGGCGAGGACGTGTACGCCGCCGTGATCGACGAAGCCACCCGCTGTAAGGAGGATGCGTGGATCGCCGTGCGATCGACGGTCACCGCGACGCGCGGCCCCATCCGCATCATCGGCAACGTGAAGGGCAAGAAGAACTGGGCGTTCAAGCTCGCGCGCCTCGCCGAGTCAGGCGCGCAGGATATGGCGTACTTCAAGCTCACCGCCTACGACGCGGTGGAAGGCGGAGTACTCGATCTCGCAGAAGTCGAGGATGCGAAGCGGCTCCTCACACCCGAGATCTTCAACGAGCTCTATCTCGCGGAGCCGACCGAAGACGGTGGCAATCCGTTCGGCATCAAAGCGATTCGGGAATGTATCGCGCCAGAGACCGAACGACCGATCGTGTGCTGGGGCTGGGATCTCGCGAAGTCGCACGACTGGACTGTCGGCTACGGCCTCGACGATCGCGGTCACGTCTCGAAGTTCGAGCGGTGGCAGGGCTCGTGGGAGTCCACGATCGGGAAGATCAAGCTGCTCACGCGCGGCCTCCCTGCCCTCGTCGATTCCACTGGCGTCGGTGACGCGGTGCTCGAGTCGCTCCAGAAGGACGGCGGCCAGAACTTCGAGGGCTTCAAGTTCTCGAGCTCCTCGAAGCAGCAACTCATGGAAGGGCTGGCGGTCGCGATCCAGTCGCGGCTCATCCGCTTTCCCGACGGCCCGACCGTCAACGAGCTCGAGGTGTTCGAGTACGAGTACACGCGAACGGGCGTGCTCTACTCCGCGCCGACCGGCCTCCATGACGACTGCGTGTGCGCGCTCGCGCTTGCGATCAGGCAGTACAGCGCGCCGCGCTCCACGCTCCAGGTGGCTTAATGGCGAACGCTCTGACACGCCTCGTCGATCGATTCCGCGGCGCGCCAAGTGGCGCCTCTGCGCCCGATGAAGGTGGATACGCCCTGGCGAACGTCTCGCAGATGCCACGCCCCGAGCTCGAGCAGCGCAGCGGCGGCGAGAACGCGCTCGGCAACGCCTTTGGATGGTCGGTCGTCGCCGGTGAGCAGCCGACGCAGTTCACCGGATCCGGTCGCGAGGTCCGCACGCTCGGCTTTGAGCGACACCCAATCGTGCAGGCGTGCATTCGCGTGATCTGCGACATCGTGGCCACCGTGGACTTTCAGGTCTACAAGAAAGCGGCCGACGATCAGATCACGCTCCTCCCGCAGTCGCCGGCGCTGCAGCTGCTCCACTCCCCGCGCGTCGGAATGAATCGCCAGCAGCTCCGCGCGCTCATGACGGCGCAGATCCTCGGTTACGGCAATGCGTTCTGGGTGCTCGAGCGTGATCGACCGAACGGACCGCCGAAGAGCATCCGGCTCGTGCACCCCGAGTTCGTGCTCTACGTCTACTTGGATCCAGCCACCCACGAGATCCTCGAGTACCAGTGGCGGGATCGCGTGGGTGTCGTGCATCGCACGTCGGCCGCCGACGTCGTGCACTTCAAGGATCTCACGATGGGCGACTGGCTGTTCGGCTTCCCGCGGGCGGCCGCGGCGCTCATCGACATCTCGTCCGACTACGAAGCCGGACAGTTCGTGCGCCAGGTGGTGAAGAACAACGGCTCGCCCTCGCTCGCGGTGCTCGTCGAGGGCGCCCCGCGCATCGAGGAGCTCCGCGTCGCCGAAGAGCGTTTCCGCGAGAAGCAGGTCGGCCGCGGCGGCCGCGGCGGCGTCTCGTTCATGAGCGGCGTGAAGGATCTGCGCCAGATCGCCTTCAACTTCCGCGACCTCGAGTTCACGGCCCTCCGCGCGATCGCGCGTGAGGACATCTGTGCGGCGTTCGGCGTGGATCCGCGCATGATCGGCGTGGCCAGCGCGAAGGGCGCCGAAGGCGGACTCTCGGGCGTGCAGTATCGCGAGGCGCGCTTCCGACTGATTCAGCAGACGATCATGCCGATCATGGGCATGATCGAAGCGACGCTCGACGACTGGTTCGCGCCGGAGTTCGGCGACGTCTACGTGCGCTTCGACCCCGACTCGCTCTCCTCGCTCACCGAAAACGAAGTCGAGACGAGTACGCGCACCATCACGGAGCTCAAGGAAGGGCTCATCACGCGCGAAGAAGGGCGTTCGCGGATCGGCATGCCCGAGAAGATGGACGAGAAGGACACGCTCGTCGGGTCGCCCACGCGCCAGGAGTATCCAGTCTCCGAGCAGTTCGATCACGCCGAAGGGCTGCAGACGAACGCGCCGCTCGCCGGCAATATCGACCCCAGCGCTCCACCGCCTGCACCGGGCGCTGCACCTGGTGCGCCTGGCGTACCGACTCCGGATTCAGCGACGCCGGAGAAGCCGCCGGCCGATCCGAAAGCGCCGCCAGTGGGAAAGGCGGTGCGATCGCGCGTCGTGAAGCGCGGAACCGCGCTCTCCAAGGATCAGCGCACGCAACTCTGGTCACTCTTCGATACGCGAGCCACGCGGCAGGAGGGACCGTACCGACAGGCCGCGATGGCGCTCTTCCACAGTGAGAAGAACGGCGTCCGGAAGACGTTCGACGACGCCGCCGAGAAGGAAGGCCGCTCGCATCCGGCGCGTCGCTCGAGTCGATCGACCGGCGACGAGTCGGATCCGTACGTGCAGGCCGCGCTCCGTGCGATCACGGCGGACTACGCGCCAGGCGGCGACTACCACACGGCGTGGCTCGACCGCTACCAGGCGCTCATCGGCACGACCGTGAACGCGTCCGGCACCACGCTCGGCGACACGATCGGCTTCGACTTCGACCTCGAGAATCCGAAGGTGCAGGCCGCGATCTCGGCGCGCGCGACGAAGCTCGCGACGCTCGTCGGTGAGACCACCGCGAGCAAGATCACCGACGCCGTTGCCGCAGGGCGTGCCGCCGGCATGGGCATGAGCGACATCGCCGACATGATCGATGACTCGGTGTTCGGCGGCAACGCTGCCTCACGCTCCGAGACGATCGCGCGCACCGAGAGCATCTCCGCCATGAACGCCGGCGAGTACCTGAGCGCGAAAGAATCTGGTGTGATCCAGTCGAAGGAGTGGCTCACCCAGGGCGACGACGTCGTGCGCGAGAGTCACGCCGAGCAGGACGGCGAGATCGTGGATCTCGACGAGACGTTCACGAACGGCCTGCAGTTCCCGGGCGATCCCGACGGGCCGCCCGAAGAAGTCATCAACTGCCGTTGCACGATGCTCTATCACGATTCCGACACCTCCGACGAGAGCGACTCATGACGCACCACACGGCCCGCGTTCCTGCGACGGCGCACCGCTCAGTCGAGCTCGAGCTGCGCACCACTGATCTCCCCGATGGCATCTGCGGCCGCGTGATGGGGATCGCGCTCACGTACGGCGTCGCAGACGCGTACGGCACCATGTTCGGCCCGGGCTGTCTCGCGCGCACGAAGGCCGAGAAGCTTGCCGCCGGGAAGGTGAAGCTGCTCGCGGATCACGAAGGCGTGACCGGCTGTCACGTCGGCGTCGTGCGCACGCTCGAGACGGTGGGCGACTCAGAGCTCATGAGCGCCGACATCTTCGACACCGCCGCCGGCCGCGATGCACTCGAGTACGTGAAGGCCGTCGTCGCGGCGAAGGCATTCACCGGGCTCTCGATCGGCTTCTACGATCGAAAGAGCGAGTGGGTGAAATCGGACACGCCGGTCGAGACCGCGTGGGGCACGACGCGCGACAGCGTGCTCGTGTACACCGAATGCGAGCTCGACGAAGTCTCGCTCACGCCGTCGCCCGCTGTACCAGGCGCCGAGGTGACCGGGACGCGCAGGACGAGCGACAAGCGCGAGATCCTGCGCAAGGCGTTCGGCACGATCGTGGACCAGCTGCCCGACGATGAAGTGCGCCAGCTCTTCGTCGCGAAGTACGGCGAGCCACCCACGAAGGAAGGATCGACCGGCACCAGCGAGCCGCGTGCGCACACGGCCCGCGCCGGCGACAAGCAACAGAAGAGCACCAGCACCAGCACCACAGCTGCAGACGACGCCTCGAAGGTGGATAGCTCCGGAGCGCCGGCGAAACAAGCAACACCGCCGGCAACACCGAGCAACGCCCCAGTGGAGGATAGGAACGCGGCGGCAACGATGGACGAGCGCATTCGCGCCGTCCGCCAATCCTACCGTATCCACTGAGGACCGACCGATGGCTCTGAAGGAGAAGAGTCGCGCCGCCGGCGAATTCCGCGCAAAAGCGGAAGTCATTCGCGCCGAGCTGCTCGACGAGACGAAGACGTTCACGAAGGACGAGCTCGAGAACAAGTCGAAGGAGATGGCTGCGCTCGAGCAGCGCGCCGCGATCGTCGCGGGCTTCACGGCCGCCGAAGAGATCGCATCGCAGGGCGGTGACGAGGCGCTCAAGCGCGCGAACATCGAGAACGATGACGCGGACATCGAGACGAAGGAGTACGCCGGCGAGATGGAGAAGCTGGCGAAGAAGGTCCGCAAGGTGTTCGGCGGGCCGAACTCCTACCTCCTGGCGCTCGCGCGCCGGCACGTGCAGCACATGACGGCCGAACAGGAGAAGGTCGAGAAGCAGGTGCAGGATCTCTTCCGTCGTTCCACGATCGTCGGCACGGCGTCTGACGCGTCGGGCGGCGAGTTCCTCCTCCCGCTCCAGCAGGTGCAGGAGATCTTCAGCGTCGAGAACATCGTCTCTGGAATTCTCGAGGTATCGCGTCGCTACCCCGTGAGCGGTCGTTCGCTCCGTATTCCGTACGCGGTGCAGACGAACGCCGCGAACACGCGCCCGCTCGCAGGCATCGCGGCGGTGTCGATCGTCGACGAGAACGCATCGATCCCCGAGCAGGAGCCGACGTTCCAGCAGCGTATCCTGAACGTGTACAACTGGAAGGCGTACTCCGAGATCGGTGACGAGACGCTCTCCGACGACATGACGGGGCAGCTCGCACCAACGCTGCAGCGCATGGTTGGTGGCCAGGTCATGAACGAAATGAACGGCTACATGACCATCGACGGGAACGGCACCGCGCAGCCGACGGGCGCGCTCTACACGAGCAATCCGGCGCTCATCAAGGTGCCGCGCGTGACGGCGAATCAGATCACCGTCGAGGACATCTTCCTGATGTACTCGAAGCACACCTTCACCGGGAAGAACTCGCGGTGGCTGGTGAACCGCACGGCGATCCCGCAGCTCTTCGCGCTCAAGCTGAGCGGGAACACGCTCGTCACATTCCTGACGAACCTGCAGGGCCAGCCGGTGATGACGCTTCTCGGGATCCCGGTTGCGCTCTCCGACCTGATGGCACCGCTCGGATCCGAGAGCGACATCTCTCTCGTGAACGGCGACTTCTACGCCGCCGCGATTCGCGAGCAGCTCACCGTGGAATCGTCGATCCACTACAAGTTCAAAAACGACCTGACCGCGTATCGCTTCAAGGCGCGCGGCGGTGGAATTCCGATTCCGCTGGCGCCGTACGCGTACAAGTCGGACGGGACGAACCTGATCGCCGCGCACTCGCCGTTCGTCACGCTCGACGACGTGGTGGCGAGCTAGCCGACCCGGTTCGGTGAGCCACGCCCAGAGACCGCTGGTCGCTTAATCGCGCCTGCGTAAAGAACTGGGAGCAGGTCAGGAGGGGAGTCGCCGTTGAGGGCACTCTGGCTGACGGATGCGGGTTCGACGCCCGCCAACTGCTTTTCAACCTGAGCACGAGAGGCTATGCGCGTTCGGACGTTGCAGCGGCATAAGACAGTAGACGGCGTGGTGCACCAGGCCGGCGAGGAGTACGAGTGCGATGCCGATCTGGCTGCGCGCTCGGCCGCGCGTGGGCTCGTGCACGTGCCCGAGTACTCAAAGGAGTTCAATGTCGATTGGTGGGGCATGCCAGGGCGCCTCCTCGACACGCTCGGCTCAGATGACGAGGCCGTGTTCGCGAATGAACGGACGCCTGGTGCCGTCACGATCCTCGCAGGCACGACGTACGATCCCGGCTCGAGCGCGTTCCGGCTGCACACGGCGATCAATCAGTGCTCGCCGCACGCCTCGATCTTCGCACGCTACGGCAACAACAATCCGC